ATGAAGATACTCGACATGAAACCCGCCGCCTATCCTGGCGGCGGAAGGATGGAGCACGTCGCAACATTCGACGCGCAGGTGACGGATGACATCGCCGTCTACGGAATGCGCCTACTGAAAGCGCCAAACGGCCAGCATGTTTCATATGCGCCCACCGCACTTGGTGGTCGCCGATCGGTGACATTTGCTCGCCCTTTAGCTGAGGCCATTACCGCCGCCGCTTTACAGACACTCACGGAGCTCGACACCGCCCATGACCGCACCGGCCGCGCAGCCTGAAATCCCGACGACGGCGCTGGACATAGCGCTCGAATATAACCGGCTGGAATGGCCGGTCTTTCCGTGCCGGGCAGCGCCCGAGGACATCGTTGATCTAGAGACCGGCGAGATCGAAACGCGCGGTGCCAAGACGCCACTCGTGTCGAGAGGGCTAAAAGACGCAACGCTGAATGCGCCCCTAATTGGCAGACTTTGGGCGCGCTATCCTAACGCCATGATAGGCGTCCCCACCGGGGCGCCTATTGGCGCATGGGTGCTCGACATCGACGTGCCGCCAGACCACGAGGACGGCCGCATCTGGCTTGCCGCAATGGAGGAGGTGCACGGCCCGTTGCCAGAAACACGCACGGCCACGACGGCCAGCGGCGGCAAGCATTATTTCTGGCGATATACCACCGAAGTCAAAAACCGTGCTTCTATCGGACCTGGCGCTGATCTGAGAGGCGAAGGCGGCTATGTTATCGCGCCAGGCAGCGTCATGGCAGACGGCCGGTGCTATAGCTGGGACAACGATCTGCCGATCGCCGACGCGCCGGCGTGGTTGCTTGAGATCGTCACACCACGCCAGGCGGCGCCAGTGGCCACGCAGCGGTTCGACTACCGGCCGCATGCCGCTGATCGGTACGTGGAGGCTTCAGTCGACGACGAGCTGCGTATTCTCGCAAACCATGCCGTCGGGGGACGTGGCGCCCAAGTCAACGCTAGCGCCTACAACCTTGGCAAGTTTGTCGGCGCCGGCTTGCTGTTGAGATCGGAGGCAGAGGCGGGGCTCTTTGCTGCCGCGCAGGCGAATGGCGTCGTCGCAAAGGATGGCGAGCGCGAGATCTACGCCAAGATCCGGCGCGGCCTCGACGCTGGCATCTTGCATCCAAAGCACATTCCTGAATCCGACCTTCATAGAGATAATACCCCGCCAATCGATCCGGCGATGCTTCAGCGACTTGTTGAAAACAGTCTGCGCAAGAAGGCGGACGTGACCACAGTGGCTGCGAACGACAACGAGCCAGCTAGGACGCAATCGGTGGAGCTGCCTGTCGTGAATCCGGCGGACTGGCAGGGTAAGCATGTCCCGCCGCGAGAATGGTTCATTGATGGACTTATACCTCACCGACAGGTGACAATTCTGGCTGGTGATGGTGGCGTTGGGAAATCGTTGCTGGCTCTCCAGTTTGGCGCTGCAGCCGCGCTTGGCATTGACACGGTGGGTTGCTCGCCTCAACGGGGCAGGGTGCTCTATCTCGGCGCGGAGGATGAAGCAGACGAGTTTCACCGACGCCTCGCCGACATTGTTCGAGGCCATGGCAAGCAGCTATCAGATCTCGAGGACTTCCGCCTGATCCCCATGGCGGACCTCGATGCCTTGCTGGCCGTTCCAGACAACAAGGGCGTCATGCAGCCGACGACGGTCTGGACGCAGCTGTGCGATCTAGCACGCGAGTTTCGGCCGTGCTTCATCGTTCTAGACACAGTGGCTGATCTTTTCGGAGGCGATGAGATCAAGCGTGGGCAAGCACGCCAATTTATCGGCATGCTTCGGAGACTTGCGATCGAAATAAACTGCTCGATCGTGCTGTTGGCGCATCCGTCACAGGAAGGTATTCGCTCCGGTTCGGGTGCCTCTGGCAGCACCGGCTGGAAGAACAGCTCACGTTCGATGCTCTATTTCAGCAGGCCTGACAACGACAAGGAAGTCGATCCGGACCTGCGTTTTCTCAGCACCAAGAAGAGCAACTACGGCAAGGTCGGTGGAGAGAGCAAGCTGCGATGGGAAAACGGCTGCTTCGTCGTCGAGACTGCCGGGTCGTCCCCGACGCTCGGGCTGATAAATCGAAAGGCTGATGGCGTATTCGTCGAGCTCCTCAGAACATTCGCGAGAACCGGGCAGCACGTAGGAGCCTCGCCAGGAACAAACTATGCGCCGGCGAAGATGGCAAAGAATTCTGGAGCGGACGGCCTATCGAAGAAGGCACTTGAAGCCGCAATGCAGCGACTTCTGGAAGACGGAACGGTCAAGCTGGTGTGGGATGGGCCGCCGTCCAAGCAACGCCAGAGGCTAATGGTGAGCACTGACGACTACGGAGCTAGAGAGAATGGATGAATTTCCACCGACCCTTCCACCGGGCTTCCACCACCCTTCCACCGCCTTCCACCGACCCTACCACCTCTCCCCCTTATACCCCCTGCGAGGTGGAAGCACCTCGCGGTGGTGGAAACCACCGCAGCGCTCCCACACTCTGAAAGGAGAAAAGATGATCCGAACCCGAGTTCAAAACATAGGCGGCCCATTTCCGGGCAAGGGCGCAGCGCCAAGCATGCTGCATGACAAGGTCCTGCTTCCCGGCCGACGGGCAGCATTCGAAGCACTTAACGATGCCGCGTCCATGCGGCCGACCGTGACAGACGCGGGCTCGCTTGTGGCTGCAAATGACAATAAATCGGCGAAGAAGGAGAAAGCGGCTTGATCGAACGCACCACCAAAGAACACCGCGCCGAGGTCGAAGTATGGAGAGCTTCGGCTCCCAAGAACGATCACGAAATTTTCGGTCGCAAGGTGAAGGCCGAAAAGCCTCGTCATCGAGATCTTTCTGAACTGTCGGCGTTACTCGCGATGCGCAGCCGGCCGATAGGTGTTGCTGAGGGCGTCGACGTGACCGTGGAGCCAACATCACCCATTGCAACGAATTGGCGCCTTGTTCCGGCGAACGACAATGAGCTACCGCATGAAGATGCAGGTGTCGAGCGCGTCGTCGAAGTCATCCCAAGCGTTGATATGATTATGCGCGAGGTGTGGGAGGACGATATCGAGTACGGGCTCCATATCGACGAAAACGGCAAGCGTCACAAAGTAATCACCCGGATCGGTAAGTTGCGCTTCAGCGACGGCAGTCAGACGGAAAAGGGACAGAAGCTGGTCCTGGATAAGGTGGTAGACGCTGACATCAAGATGCCCGTCGGCGCCATGCTTGGCTGCCGCGAAAAATCAGCGCGAGATAAGGGCGCCGAAATAGATACCACCGGCAGCAACGCGTATTATCGATGGATGGTCAAAGGTCGTGTTGCCACGCCGCCGAAGCTAACCCCGAAAAAGGGCGAGCGGTTTGCCATCTCAAAAGCTGAGGCTCGGAAGATACTTGCCGACGCCTACGCAAATACGCCGGTCTTGCCACAGACCAAGGTTTGTCCCGATGGCCTTCCCTATGCTCCTAGCAATCTGCGGCAACTGTTCATCGGTGGGCGAAAGGGGAAGAAAGGAGAGAGCGGCTCACAGGCTTGGCAGGACATCTACACCCAGAAGGAAAATCGCGAGACATTCAATCGCGGCCTCGATGCGATGCAGGACGCCCATGTGCGGGTGCTCAATGAAGCCATGACGGCGAAGAGCCTAAGCGAACTCGGAGAGGCGCGCGGCTACTGTGGCCGACATGCTGTCGATGCCGGTCGACGTCTGTTGCGGGCTGCCAATGATAACTTCCAAGAAGCAATGAAACTGGCGAAATACGCAGCGGAAGGATGACGGGAAGTTTCTCGCAGTTCAAAACCCTACAAAGGTGAAGGGGTTGATCCCCACACCTTTCCGGGCGCACGAATTGTTTGCGACGGACGCTCGGCCACGATGTGAGCCGGGCGTAACTACGTGCCTGACACGCCATATCGGCGCACCATGTCGGGCCTCTTCAGTACATCGTGGTCACGCCTCTGCGCTTCGTATGCGCCCACGATATTGCATTGCCTGGCGCTGCCTCCTCCAGCGACGGGCGATCGTGCGGCGAGTTGAGTATGCTTGGTGTCTACGGACGCCAGTTAGTCATGCTCCTCGCCGCTTTTGCTTTCTGCGCGGTAGAGAAGCCCGGTATCTCGCCAGCCTCATAAGCTGGAAATCGTCCGTTCGAATCGGACCTGCGCAACCAAACATCTGTGTGTAGCTCAGTCTGGCCAGAGTACCGCACTTGGACTGCGGGAGTCGTTGGTTCAAATCCAACCACGCAGACCACATCACGCTAGCATAGCTCAGTAGGAAGAGCGCCTGCCTTGTAAGCAGGATGTCGCGGGTTCGACTCCTGCTGCTAGCTCCATAGGTTGCAAATGGTTGACTACCGTAGTGCCGACGCGCGCCTCTATCGCGGGCTCTACAATGGCAAGCGATGGCGTGTCATGCGTGACGCGCAGCTGAGCATTGAGCCGCTGTGCCGGCGGATCCGCCGGCTTTGGTTTTGAAGGCACCAGCAAAATGTCAACAATTGCGCTTGCGCTCGAATCCTTCAATTCGCCAAAGAAATATACGACCTGAATCCTTGAATTATGGACAGTGTCTTGAATTATTTCTGGAAATCGAGCTGCCTATTTATGGCTTTGATTTCCTTGCGTGTTTGCAAGAAATTATTGAAAATCAATGCGTAAACGAAACGCTGATAGTCAACTAAATGTTGACATTATGCCGATGGGAATTAGATTGCAGACGTTGAGTACGTGGCATGCGAACCGCGAAAGCGGGCTGCGGAAAGATACTGAAGAAATTCAGTCTCAGCCAAAAGGCTGGGTGGCGGTAGGTAAACTATCAGGAAATAGCCGTGCGAAAGCGCGGCTATTTCTTTATGAGCATGGCACCTTCGCAAAAGAGTGAGCCAACGCAAATAGCGCCATGCACGTATTCAGATATTATGGGGTGGCGGTAGGTAAGGGATTCGAACCCTTGGGGGATGCGAAACCCCGCCAGTTTCTAAGGCTGGTGCAATAAACCGCTCTGCCAACCTACCGTAATTTCTATAAGCCATGTGATTCGCGATTTGTCCAGAAGGTACACCAAGGAAGTACCGACTATTAATATAGAATATACCCTTGGTTGTGTGAAGTTGACAATTATACTGCTATCCAGCGAATTCAAGCGACGTTCAGGTTCCTGTCGAGCCCCATGCGCGGCCTCATTCCCATTTGTTTGATGCCATGGATAATGGTGCGGTAATAGTCGCTTCGAATCAATAGGTGAACCTTCAATAATTCGTACGCTTGATTGCGCCACAATATCTTGTGGTGTCCGTTGTCGAGCCTTGGAATACAGGGCGTGAGGCCTTCGAGATGGGCAGCTGATTTGGTGCATTAGAGCAAAATGACAGACCATCGTAGCGAAGAAGCAGCGCGCTACCGCGTCTTGTACAAGACGGCGAGATGGCGTCGTATACGTCATCATCAGTTGTCGCTAAGTCCACTTTGCGAATGGTGCCTGGAGAGCGAGACGATCGCAGAGGCCACCGAAGTCCACCATGCCACACCTCATCGAGGATCCGAGGAGCTCTTCTGGTCCGGCCCATTCGTCAGCACCTGCAAGCCTTGCCACTCATCAAGAGGCCAGCTTGAGGACAACGGCAAAGTCGTAGTGCGCTATGGCGCCGATGGCTGGCCACTCTGACGGGTGGGGGTGTTCCATTGTTGTGGAGCATCGCGGACGAGGAACCGGTGGGTCTCCAAAACGCACGCATCTGCAAATGAAAATATGACCCTGAATAGGATTTCATCCCATGGCAAGGCCGAGAAATCCCCTCGGCAAGGCTAAGACCGAGGGACGTGACAAGATCAATGCCGGTCGGTTCAAGGTCCGCAAAGAACCAAAGGTAAACGGCCCGCTCGGGCCACCACCTAAGTGGTTGGCCGACACCGATACCAACAAGGCAAAGTCGGCTTGGATACTTTTCCAGAAGGAGGTTCCCTGGCTGACGGAATCGCATCGGATGTTGGTCGGCATGGCCGCCAGCATTCAAGGTCGCATCATGGCGGGGCAAGATGTCGGGGTTCAGGCGTTAAACCTGCTGAGACAAATGCTCGGCCAGATGGGTGCGACACCGGCCGACGCCTCAAAGATCGCGGTGCCAGATGGTGACGACGAGAAAGACGACCTCCTCGATTGAGGGGCCGGCGCTTAAGCGTGTCTCTGACTATGCGAGAGCCGTGCTTGACGGTGAAATCATTGCTGGCCCTCACGTTCGAAATGCATGCCGCAGGCACCTTGCTGATCTGGCTAATGGCCATGAGCGCGGCCTGTGCTGGGACGACGCTGCGGCCACACGGGTTTTCCGCTTCTTTGAGGAGCGGCTACGCCTTAGCGATGGCCAGTTCGACGGTACGCCGTTTCTTTTGCATCCATCGCAGGCGTTTAAACTTGGCTCGATCTTCGGATGGAAGAAAGCCGACGGCACGCGCCGCTTTCGGACTGTCTATATCGAGGAAGGCAAAGGCAACGGAAAGTCGCCATTTGCCGGCGGCGTTGGTCTCTACGGATTGATGGCTGACAACGAACCGGGCGCGCAGATCTATGCCGCGGCAGCCAAGAAAGATCAGGCACAAATCCTGTTTCAGGACGCTTGCAAGATGGTTCGGCAGGCGCCAGCGTTGGGGCAGCGGCTGAAATTCAGCGGCGGCCTCGGCAAAGAATTCAACATCGCCCACCACAAGTCGCAATCGTTTTTCAGGCCGATCTCGAAAGAGGCTGGTAAGACCGGATCTGGGCCGCGCCCGCACTTCGCACTTTGCGATGAGGTGCACGAGCACCCAGACCGCGGCATCATGGAGATGCTTCAGCGCGGTTTCAAGTTCCGTCAGAATCCACTGCTTCTGATGATCACGAACTCCGGCAGCGACCGCAATTCGGTGTGCTGGGAAGAGCGAGATCGAGCCGTAAAGGTTGTTGCCGGCACCCAAACTCCAGACGATGATTTTACTTTCGTTGGCGAGGCGTGGGAGGGCAGCGATAGCGTCTTTGCGTACATCTGCGGATTAGATAAAGACGACGACCCGATGACGGACCCGTCATGCTGGATCAAGGCGAACCCGCTTCTCGGAACGATTCTAACAGCCGACTACCTCGCCGGTGTCGTTGCCGAGGCTAAGGCAGTCCCTGGCAAGCTGAACAACGTTCTTCGCCTACATTTCTGTGTCTGGACGGACGCGGACAAGGCATGGATGTCTCGTGCAACGGTCGAGACGGTCATGACGCCGTTTGATCCGGACGAGCACGCAAGCAAGGATGTCTACTTAGGCATCGACCTCGCTGGCACCAAGGACATGGCTGTTGTGGCGTGCGTCGTGCCGACCGGTATGGTCGAAATCGTTCGGGCCGATAGTAGCCTGGCAATTCTGCCGACCTACGACGCCTGGATTGAGGCATGGACGCCGGGAGATACTCTGGCGGCCCGCACCGCTGCCGACAAGCAGCCCTATGATCTTTGGGTTCGTGACGAGTTTCTAAACGCTCCACCAGGCCCGCGCATCCGCTTTGATATCATTGCCGCTCGAGTGGCCGAGATCAACAGCACCTATAACATCAAAGCGATTGCCTATGACAACTACGCGTTCGCCAAGTTCAAAGACGAGCTAGATGCGTTTGGCGTAGAAGCTGAGACCTTGCCGCATCCGCAAGGCGGGAAGGTGAGGGCTCGACCGTCTGAGGCGCGCCTTGAGGCAGCTAGGGCCGCCGGCGAAAAAGCGCCACTCGGCCTGTGGATGCCTGGCTCCGTCACCGAACTGGAAAACCTCATCATCGATGGTCGCATTCGGCTTTGCAGCAGCCCTGTGCTGATGTCAGCGCTCATGGGGGCGACCTTTAATCATCCACCGGATCCGCACGGAAATAGGTGGTTTGTGAAAACGCGCGCTTCGGTGCGGATCGATGCGGTGGTTGCTCTTGCAATGGCGACTGGCGCCGCAGCAGACGGCGGCGTTGAAATCGCGCCCACCGCGTCCCCGTGGGATGACCCGAACTTCCAACTAATGGCGGCGTAATGGCTCTAAAAGACTGGTTTAACCGCCAAAATGCGGTGAAAGCGCCTGAAACGCGCGCGAGTGTCGAAAGTCCGACGGTGCCGGTGAGCGCAGAGAACTTCATGGCGTTCTTCGGAGTGCAGAGTGCAAACTTGCCTCACGTCACGATCGACAATGCCTTGAATGTTCCGGCAGTCATGGCCGCGGTGGCGTTCATGTCACGCACCCTGGCTGCACTGCCGCGGCACGCCTACCGTACCCGCAAAAGCAGCGGCGAGCGTATCGGGGGCAGGCTTGAGACAGTCGTAAACTCGGCACCGAACGACACCGTTGGTGCGTTCAAGTTCTGGCAGTGGTTTTGGCAACAAGTGTTTACCGGCGGCCGAGGGCTTGCTTACATCGAGCGCACTCCGCAGGGGATCGACTCGCTGTGGCCGATGGATCCAACAAAAACGAACATCAAGCGCGTTGGGTTCAAGGTCACCTACGAGTACGATGGCAAGACCTACGACGCTGCGGATGTGATCGACGTTCCGTTCATGCTGAAGCCTTGTGGCCTTCGGCACTATGGACCGATCAATAAGGCGTCGAAGGCGATCCAACTTGCACTCGCGATGAACGACTACGGTTCGAATTTCTTTGCCGGCGGCGGTGTTCCTCCGCTGGCCTTGGAAGGTCCGTTGCCTGCGGGCGCCGAAGCAATGAAGCGCGCGCAGGCGGATATCAAGCGGTCTGTGGATGCAGCTAAGAACGCAGACGAGCCAATCTTCCCAATTCCGGCTGGCTATAAACTGTCGCCAGTTGGTATCGATCCGGCTAAAGGCCAGATGGTCGAGGCGCGGCGTTTCCAGATCGAAGAGATCGCCCGAGCCTACCAACTGCCGCCAGTGTTTCTGCAGGATCTATCGCGCGCTACGTTTAGCAATGCCGAACAGCAGGATTTGCACCTGGTCAAGCACCTGATTGGCCAGTGGGCCAAGTCGCTCGAGGATGAGATCAATCTCAAATTCTTTGGTCGTTCTGGCAGCCGATACATAGAGCACAATCTTGATGGGCTTCTAAGGGGCGACTTCAAGACACGAATGGAAGGCTATGGAATTGCCATTCAAAATGGAATTCGCAAGCCGGATGAAATCCGCGCAATGGAGAATCTTCAGGCAGAAGGCGGCGCGGCCGACAAACTCTACATTCAGGGCGCTACCGTACCGCTCGGCACATCACCCGCGATCCAGCCCGCAAACGACAACAATTCCGATAGCGAGGCTGACGCCGCATGACCACGAACATTGAAAAGCGCACATCCGGCCTTGGCGTCGAGGTGCGAGCTGACAGTGAGAAGCGAACGCTTGTTGGCTATGCGGCGAAATTCGACCGCTTGGCCAGCATAGGCGGTTACTTCGATGAAAAGATCGCATCAGGTGCCTTCACTGACGCCATTAAGGGCGATATTCGCGCATTGGTCGACCATGATCCAGGCCGCGTTATCGGACGCACCAAGAGCGGCACGCTTCGGCTTGCCGAGGATGGTGTCGGTCTTCGCGTTGAAATCGACGTGCCGGACACGACCGATGGCAACGATCTTTGGGTGCTCGTCGAGCGCGGGGACATCAGCGGCATGAGCTTCGGCTTCCGCGTCACTAAGGAAACTTGGGACGAAACCGGCGACACGCCGATCCGGACGATCGAGAAGCTTGAGCTTCACGAGGTCTCTGCGGTCGCCTGGCCGGCATACGAAGACACGACTATCGGCCTGCGCTCGCTAGAGGCAGTAAGGGCAGAGGGTGGATCCGCAAGCCGCAATGCGGCCGCAGCGGCACGGCGCGTAGCAGAGAAGCGTGCTTCCAGCGAGCAAAAGTTTCGGGGCATCCGGCAGGACGTCACGTAGTCACCCGGCATCAGCCGGAGGGCAGGGCATCCTGCCATTCACCACAACATGATCACAGCTCGCTTCGGCGGGCTTTTTTATTGGAGAGAAGAATGTCTCTGAACGAACTTCAGGAAAAGCGCGGCCGCCTTGTTACGCAGGCTCGCGAAGCCTTGGACGAAATCACCAAGAATACCGACGACGCTCGCTCCGCGGAGCTCGACAAGCGCCACGATGACATTATGGCCGACTTCGATCGGGTCGAGAAGCAGATTGAGCGCGAAGAGCGCACCGCTGCACTCGAGAAGCGGTTCGAGGATCGTGCCGCGGAAGAGCGCGCCAAGAGGCGCCCGGTTGGCAGCGAGGAAAACCAGCGTGGTCAGGACATTGGCGACCAACTGTCCTATCGGCACGTCTTCCACAAGTATTTGGCGGCCGGCGCTGATCTTGGCGAACTTTCTGCGGAGGAGCGCTCTATCCTCAAGGCCGGTGTTCAGTCGGCGAAGGAATTCCGCGCTCAGAACACCGGAACAACCACCGCCGGCGGCTTTACCGTGCCGACAGAGCTTGAGAACGTCATCATCAAGACGATGAAGGCGTGGGGTCCAATGTATGACGATGCGATCTGCACCGTCCTGAATACCGCAGCGGGCAATCCGATCAAGCTTCCGACGGTGGACGACACCGCCGTTACTGCGGTGAAGCACACCGAAGGCGTGGCGCTTACCGATGACGGCAGCAAAGATGCCACGTTCGGCCAGAAGTCTCTTGACGCATTCGTCTACGACACCGAATTCGTCCGCTTTTCCATGGAGCTCGCGCAGGATTCCATCTTCAATATGGAATCACTTCTCGGCGAACTCCTCGGCGAGCGTCTGGCGCGCATTGCCAATCTGCAGCTTACCACCGGCGACGGCTCTGGCGATCCGAACGGCATCGTGACAGCATCCTCGCTCGGCAAGACGGCCGCTGCCGCCGCCGCAATTGCCTCAGACGAGATCATCGATCTTTTGCATTCGGTCAATTCGGCGTATCGCCGCTCGCCGAAGGCGCGTTTCATGTTCGCCGACACTACGCTTGCCGCCGTCAGAAAATTGAAGGATGGGCAGGGCAACTATTTGTGGCAGATGGGCGATGTCACGACCGCTCAGCCTGGCACATTGCTCGGCTACCAATACAGCATCAATGACGACATGGATTCTCTTGCCGCTGCCAAGAAGGTGATGCTGTTCGGCGACTTCAGCAAGTATTTCGTCCGCAAGGTCGGTTCGCCGGTCATCGGTGTACTGCGCGAACGTTTCTGGCCTGATCTCGGCATCGCCGGCCTGATCCGTTTTGACGGCGAGCTCGGCGATACCGCTGCCGTCAAGCACCTGATCACGGCTGCTTCCTAATCATTCGGCGGCGGGCTTCGGCCCGCCTCCTCCTTGGGAGGGAACATTGAACATTAGAATGTTGGTCGGTCTATCCGGCAATGAATATTCGCTCTCTCCAGGCGACGAGCGTGAGTTCCCGCAGAACGAGGCAATTCGGTTGATCGAGGCTGGTTATGCAGTGCCGGTAGCCGAAGACAAAGTCGAACGCGCAGTTGCGCAGATCGTTGCCGAACGCCGATCCAAAAAGGGCAAAACTGATGTGGTATCCGGCGAAAATAACAGCGGCGGCGACATCTGAGCCGCTGTCAGTCGATGAGGTCAAGCGACGCTTGCGCGTCGATTTTGGTGATGACGATCAAGATATCGAATTGATGATCGCTGCGGCGCGCGACCACGCTGAGAAGTATTGCAACACCCGGTTCGCAACGCAGACTGTCGAGATCAAGTGCGACGCATTTACGGACATGGATAGACTGCCGGAGGCACCGGTGCAATCAATTGCGTCCGTTGCCTACATTGACACTGACGGCGCCGAGGCAACCCTAGATGCGGAAGTGTATGAGCTCCGCAATGACGGACTCGAGACTTCGATTGCGAGAGCTTACGGAAAGCATTGGCCGGCCGTGCGACACGGATCACGCATCACGATCACTGCCGTTGTCGGTTATGACACCGCCCCGGCAGCAGTCAAACACGCGATCCTGTTGTTCATCTCCGACGCCTACGAGCAGCGCGAGAATGCTGCGATCGAAGATTGGACTGCGCTTGATGCGCTGCTCTGCAATTTCAGACGTGGTGTCTAATGTGGATGAAATTCAAAGAGCGCTTCTCCTGGCATGTGACGCCAGCCATCACCATCGTTTTTAAGCCTGACGGCGGCCCTCTTAAGGATGGCCGCTATCAGGTGACGAGAGCATGTGCGACAGCGGCCGGTGATGGGGCCGAGCGCTGTGCGCGCGCAAAAGAAGCGCAGGAGAGCGACGATGGCAACGAAACCGGGATCTGGATTGCTTCGCAACAAGCTGAATTTCCAGCGCCGCGAGGCGATTGACGACGGCTACGGCAATGAGCAGTCAGGCGACTTCGCTACGATGTTCACCGCGGCAGCTGAACTCATTCCGCTGAAGGGCGGCGAGCCAGTCCTTGCCGCCAGACTGACCGGGACGCAACCATTCATCATCCGCATTCGAAGCTGCTTTGCTGCGCGCGAGGTCGATACCGATTGGCGCGTTGTCGATGCGCGCAATCCATCGCGGATATTCAACATCACGGCGGCCGTCGATCCGAACAACAAGAATGCTTGGATCGAGATCATGGCAACGCAGGGAGTGGCGACGTGAACTCAATCAACGAAATCACCGTGACGTTTGGCCTGCGCTGGTGGGTGAGGGCGGTCGTCTTTGTCGGATGGCTGATCTACTATTCCATTCCGTTGCAGTCGTGGCGGAACGCTTTCTCCGATTGGCTGGGGCGTCACGTTTCAAAGCGTGGTGTTTGGGTGCGGTAATGGCGCTCAAAACGATAGTTCAAGGTCGAGCCAAGCTTACCAGAGATTTGCAAGCCATTGTGCCGAACGCGCTGAAATATGCCGCGGAAGCCAATCTTCAGATCGTTGAGCAGGCGGCCGAGAAAATCAGTGACGTTGCTCCTCGAGGCGCCACGCTGGAATACGCAGAAAGCATTGAGGGCGATTTCCTGAAGAACAAGCCAGAGGCAAAGAGCTTTAGCGATAATCCTACCAAGGACAAAGACGCAGCTGGCCTTTTTGCTCCCTTTATTTGGCGCTTCCTGGAATTCGGCACCGCACCGCACAACACGGCGCCAGGCGGCGGCACGGTCAAGGGCCGATCGGATGCGGTGCAGGGCAAAGGCCATTTGCATCCAGGCACCCCGGCGCAACCGCACATTTGGCCGACATGGCGCGCTTTTCAGGCGACAGCCAACAGAATCAAGCGAAACGCCATCAACAAGGCATTCCGCCAAGCCTTCAAGTAGGTGACCGATGGCCAGCGCTGAACTGGAATTGCAGGCTGTTATTGACGCTCGCCTGAAGGCTGATGCTGCGCTGATGGCCCTGGCCAACGGTGTTTACGACATTCCGCCAAAAGAATGCTGGGCAGCCCCCAAAGAGGGATACGTAACACTCGGCGAGGCACAGACCATTCGTGACGATGCGACCTGCATTAGCGGTGGGCAGGTGTTTTTGACGCTGCACGCCTGGTCGCGAAAGGTTGGCTATCCAGCCGTAAAGAAGATGGCGGATGCGGTCGTCGAGAGCCTGCATCTGGCGCCATTGGCGCTGCCCACCAACAGACTTGTTTCAATCATGCACCGACAGACGCGAACGTTTCGCGACGCTGACGGGCTGACCAGCCACGCGGTTATCGAATTCGTGGCATCCACGCACAAGCCACTGGCTTAGGCGTCGACCATCTAACCCACCACCACATCTTTAGGAGACCACCATGGCCGACGGCGAACAGCTCGGTAGACTTTTGCTCATCAAGGTAGGCGATGGCGCCGACCCAGAGGTATTTTCGAATCTGTGCGGCCTGAAGGATCGAAGCTTCGATCTGTCCGCAAACTCGGTGGACACCACCAAGCCGAGCTGCACGAATCCTGGCGGCCCGGTTCAGAAGACTGGTCGTCCAGGTATTACCAGCCGGACGTTTCAGGGCTCCGGAACTTTCGTTTCTAGCGCTGCTATGAAGGCATTCATGACCCACGTCATCAATGCGACCGTCTTTAACGCACAGGTCATCGTCCCCGGCCTCGGCACCTTCGAGGGCTCGTATTTCGTGACCAGCTTCACGGCAAGCGGCGACATGGAGAATGATCTTCAGTTCAGCGCAACCTTTGAGGCCGCCGATATTCTCGACTTTACGGCGGAGGTGTAATCCATGGCGAAAGAGGAGAAAAAGGGCGTGGTTGCCACCAAGGCAGTAACAAAGCCGTTCCCGCTCTCGGTAAACGAGGCGAGGGGCGAGGCGCCGCTTTGGATCGCCGATGTTCCGCTAGTCTTGGCCGCTGAGATGAGCCGATTAGCTGCCGTTTCCAGTCGACTGCAGTGTAAGTCGCTCAACGACTTGTTCTTGCGCCTGTCGGGCGTCGAGGCTGCCGCTACATGGGCTGGGATCGAATTGCTCACCGTCAAGGGTGATGTCGTGAAGGCGCTGGAAGCGTTGAAGCTGCAGCACTTCACGGCCTGCGCCGTGGCGTTTTCTGCCATCTTGGCTCATCATTTCGATGGTGATGAGGGAAACGCGGGAGCCGTCGACGAGGCGGCTTAAACGACACCCACGATGCCGACGAGGACTTTCCCTGGCGCCAATGGATGCGGATCGGCATAGGCGGCCTTGGGTGGCGGCCTGCCGATTTCTGGGATGCCACCATGACGGAATTCTTTGAGGCCATTCGTGGTCACAACGAGGCGCAGGGCGGCGAGACTGAGCCAGCCGCACCGACCGAAAACGAGATGGCTGGATTGTTGGCGAAGTACGGCTAGTTGGCGGCTGCATTGCCGCTGGCGCCTGCTTTCAGCACCCGGTGGGTGCTCGAATCCATAGCGTTGCCGGTATCCTTTGCGTCCCGCGCCATGCCGTGAAGCGTGTTTGCACACGATGACAACATCAGCAGCGCTGCCAAGACTGCAGCAAATGAAAATCTGCTCATCTCATCCTCCAAGCCCGCCATCACGCGGGCTTTTTCTATTGTAGGGCGCAAAGCATGGCTGACAACGACAATAATCTAGTCTTTACCGTCAGCTCCGACATGAGCGCCGCGCAGCGCAACGTCAACAAGTTCGTTGGCGATATCGGCACGGCAACCAATCAGGTCGTCAAGAAATTTGATGCCCTTGGCCGCTCGATCGACAAGAGCGTTTCGACCTCCATGCAGCAGCGCATCAATTCCATGGTTGGAATTGGGACGACTGCATCCAAGGAGTGGACCGGAGCTCTTGTTGACCAGGGAAAGGAACTGGATCGTTTGCGGGCAAAATATAGCCCGCTGTTTGCGACCGTCACAAACTACAAGAAGAACATTGCGGAAATCCGCACGTTGTATCGAAGCAATGCGATCGGCGTCGACGAATATACCGCGTCGCTTTCCCGTGAGCGCCAGGCCACGCTTGCCAGCATCGCAGCCATCAAGAGCCGCAATACTGCACAGCAGCAGGGAAGCCATGGTACAAACTCGTTCCAGACTGCCAATCTTGCCGCACAGGGGCAGGATGTCTTGGTGCAGTCATTTGCTGGTCAAAGTGCCTGGCAAATTGCCCTTCAACAGGGCACGCAGGCATCGCAAGTAATTCAGCAATTAAAAGACGCTGGGGGTAATAAAGGCGTTATATCGGGGATGGCAGCTGCCTTTGGTTCGCTGTTAGGTATGACTAGCCTTCTAACCATAGGCCTCATCGCTGTAGGTGCCGCAGCTATTCAAGCTGTTATGAAGGCTTTGCCGCAGGTAAAGTCGCTCGACGACGCCATGAGGGACCATGAGGCTTCGCTTAAGCGCGTTGCTGAAGCATATGGCGGCGTTGCAGAGGCGGCAGCAAAAGCCGGCAGAGAGAATAAGCGTCTTGTCGATGCTGTTGCGCTGCGCAACGCCGCCGCTCTTTCTGTGGCTGTGGCTTCCGAGTCAAAGGATTACTTCGGGAATTCCAAGGTCGGCAGCACGCCGATCGGCGGCCGTTTCAGAGGGTTTCAGGCTACCACCACTGAATTTCAGGAACCACTTGCCAAGCTTCGCGCCGATGTAAAAGCCGGTAAGGCTGACTTCGATGCCTTCTACGACGCCATCGCTCGTAAGGTTGAGGCCAATCCAAGCCTAGCCAAGGCCGGCAATGACGTCATCGCTGAGAGCGACAAACTCAAGCAGGCAGCCGATCAGCTGAAGGAATACCAGCGTGTTCAAGATGCTCTATTCAACGATATAGGCCCCAACAAGCAGCTGCTGTCGCAGGGGACAACAAACACCAAGGATATGAGCGACTATGCCCTTTATCAGTCTCAACAGGCGGTGGCAGGTAGGCAGTCTTCGCAGGCTTTCTACGCCAGGCTTGCCAGCGAGGCTGCCAGGACAACGGCAGAGCGAGTAGCGGCTGCAAGGGCAGAAGCGGCAGCACAGCACAACGATGAAAGTTCGCCGGCTCGCAAGCAGCGTATCGATCAGGCTGGCATTGACGCCTATGTTACGGCCAACAGAGAGCTAAACGAGGCAGCCAGAGAGCGAAAACTATCGCTTGATGCAGCCATCGTTAGCCAGCAGCAGGATCTTGGTCTCGTTGGAAAGGTCGGCGCTGCGGCAGAGTCACTTCGTCGTCAGTATCAGCTCACCGCGGATCTCCGCTCAGAAGCGGCAAAGCGTGGCATCACCGACGAGAAAGAGTTTCTCAAGGTCTATGCCGACCAGATAGCGCTGATCAAGCAGAATGCCGACGAATATGGACGGCTTGCCGAGGCGAGAGCCAGGGCGCAGCTTTCCAGTGACTTGTCGTTTCAGAGCGATCAGTTCAATAGATCGCCAGAACAGCGCAACATCGCGGATCAACTGAAGTCGGCTGGCTTGCCGATCGATTTCACATCGCAAGCCGCCAAGCAACTCGCCGAGGCAAACGCGCGTGACACACAGCGCGCCAAGGACTTGGCTCAGCGGTCTCTCAATGCGCAGGTGGCTGGCATCAACGCGCGATCGCCAGCGGAGCGTGTTGCGGCGGCAAGAGCAGCCGCAGAGGCTCAGTACGATCCGAAAGAGCCGACAGACCTGCGTCAGCAGCGGATTAACAACGCCGAGCTGATTGCTCGTGTTCAAATCACGAAGGAACTGGCGGACGCTGAGCGCGAACGTACGCAGAGCCTCAAAAAGCTAGTTGAGGATCAGCAGCAAGATATTGCGATGATTGGCAAGACCGGTGGCGCAGCCGCCGCAGCCACTCAGCAGTATCAACTGATGGCCCAATTGCGCGCTGAGGCAGTGAAGCAAGGCATCACAAGCGAGGCCGAGTTTCAGAAGACGTTCGGCAGCCAGATTGATCTTATCAAACGTGCCACGACCAGCTACGGCGAACTTGTCGATGCCAGGGCAAAGGCTCAGCTGAATTATGATCTGGCTGACAAGAATAAACTTGCCGGTATGTCGGCGCGCGACCAGCAGATCATACAGACCCAGCGCCAATATGGTCTTGCCGGTGATCCGAACAGCGACACAGGTCAACAGATTGGGCAGGATATTGATCGCCAGAACCTGCGCGACGGTATCAAGACGTTTTTCACTGATCTTGAAGGCGGCCTGACAACCAAGGGAAAAAGCCTTGGCGAAGCGCTGGGCGATGCAGTCAAAAACGCTGCGATGAATGCTGCGAACAAGGCTTTGGACAATCTGTTTTCGCAGATTGCCAATGGTCTCACCAGCCTGCTTATGGGCGGCAACAAGTCGACCGCGACTGCTGTTACCGGTGTCGGCGCGCAAGTGGCCGGTCTTGGGACGCAAACTGTAGGTCGTCTGATCTCTCCGGCGCCGATCGCAACTCAGCCGATGCCAGCCATATCAAGTGCCGGCACCACAAAAACCGGCATCAGTCTCGCCAGAATCGCAACCTCGAACGGGTTGGGCGCCGACGTAAATGCGAAGTATGCGCAGCAGTTTCAGGGTTTCGTCAAAGACCTCGAGGCCACCGGCTACAAGATCAAATCCATAGGCGGATACAACTATCGGAATATCGCAGGGACGAACAAACTTTCGAACCATGCTTTTGGCGATGCGATCGATATCAATCCGCAGCAAAACCCTATGGGCAAAAACCTCGTAACCGATCTTCCGTCGAATGTCGGTGAGCTTGCGGCAAAGAACGGACTGTCGTGGGGAGGCGCGTGGAATTCGAAAAAGGATGCCATGCATTTCGAGGTGCCGGATTCTGCGGCAGCACTCGACAAGTTGGCAAGCTCGGCCGGCAACGCGACCAAGGGTCTTGGTACGTTCGGAACCGGCGTAGGCCAGCTTGGTCAACAACTCACCGGTGCAACCGGCAGTATTTTCCCAGCAGCTCCCGCCGCCAGTGGCGGTGGTGGCGGCATATTTGGCTGGTTGGGTGGCCTGTTTGGTGGCGCATCCAAGAGTTCCCAGTGGAATGCAGCGTCGGCTGGTAAGCTTTTGCCAGGCCTCTTCGCTGACGGCGGCTACACCGGCCCTGGCGGCAAGAACACGCCGGCCGGGATTGTGCATGCCGGCGAATTCGTCGTGCCGAAGCACATCGTCGACAAGATCGGCGTGCCAGCTTTGTCGACGATGATGAAGGGCTATGCCAATGGCGGCCTCGTGACACCAGCGCTGGTATCCGCACCAACGGCGCCAGCGTTGCGCGCTAGAGCGGCAGTCAATGGCGGCTCAAGCCAGCCAGGCGTGTTGCAGGTTCACATCACTGGCGCCAACGGCGATGACCATGTCCGCACGCTCGTAAAGCAAGGCGTTGGCGAAGGTCTTAGCACCTACAACACCCAACAACAGCGCGGCGGCTTCGGCACGCTGCAAAGCCGATTTAACGCTCAGAAGGGTTAGGAATGGGTATTCTCACAAGCCAACCCGATCTGTTGTTGGACTTTCTTGCTTGCCCCAAGGCTATCTATGATGTTGTGGGATCAGCTATCGACGGTGGCCGAAATGGCACCGGAGAAAGCCAGACAATCGAAATGAGCGGTGGCGGTATCGTCACCGCCGTTTTGGAAGACTGCAAGATCGTCAGTAAAGAGCAGATGCGATACATCAACCGCTTGGGCGCTCGCCTGAATGGTGGTTTTCGCAATATCGTCGTTCCGATCCCGACGGATTGGTATGGCCCATTTCCAACGATTGGCGGCCTACCAACTCCAATCGCCACGGGAATTACGCATTCCGATGGTTCGCTGTTTTCGGACGGAAGCGGATATAGCCAAGCTACGGTGTGGGGTCATACCCTGGAAAATGCCGCGCTTAATGCTGGGCAGATCAAGATCAGGGTATTCGGCGCGCCGCGCGATATCGAGGGCGATTGGTTCTCCATCAATCATTCCGTCAAAGGCTGGCGCGCCTATCGCGATTGGGACTGCACGAAAATAGGTGGTGGCGTCGATACGTCTGCTGGTTACAGCGTTTCCTATAGCGACTTTCAGGTGGCTATTCAGCCGCCGTTGCGACAAGCGACGGAAACCCTGACGCCAGTCAATCTTGCGCGACCGCGGTTCGTGGCCAAGTTCAAGGCAGATTTCACACTGCCATCGGTCATTGAGGCGTTCTTCGTGACGCAGCAGACGATCCAGTTTTCAGAGGCTTTCTAGCCGCCGCATCTGCGTTGTCGCCGCTGCCTTCCCACCCAAATTCCCAATTTCAGGCTCGCGCATGCGGGCCTTTTTCATTTCAGGAGGCTGCGTGGGCTGGATTCCAGATGACACTATCGCTGCCATGCGCGGCAGCTTTCAGCTCGGCATATTCCTTCGCATCGATACCGATCCGGCGCTGCATATCTGGTTTGGCGTAAACGATATCCCAGCGCGCTTTGACAGCATTGATGCCGACGGCACGGTCTATATGGGTGGCGGTCGTTTGATCGGCGTACCGACGCTCGAGGTGCTTGTGAATGGCACGGCGGATAGCGTGGAATTCACCCTATCAGGCATCGATCCGTCGACAAGCGCTAAAGCACTCGACAGCATTCCGCCCCTGCGCGGAGCGGCCGTGCAGTTGGGTATTGCCACGCTGGACCAATACTACCAGCCCATGGGACTGATCATTCCCATCTGGAAAGGCACAGCTTCGCACGTTTCCGAGGCAAGTGACGCCGTCCCCGGCGATGGTTCGCCTTCGATCACACTAAGCCTCTCCGTCGTCACCGGTAGCGTCACGCGCTCGCGGCCGTCTCGGTCGCTGTGGTCCGACGCGATGCAAAAAGCAATTTCGCCCACTGACGACTTTTGCAAGCAGGTCCAGCGCCTGGCGCGCGGGCTGGCTCCGGTTTGGCCGAACTACTGACGGCTGCTGACCGCTACAGACAGAGCGAGACCCCATGACATTGAGCGAATTTGTGGCTCTGCCGCACCGTTTTCGGTGGGGCGGCCAAGGCGGCGACGACTGCTTGATGTTCTGCGCCACATGGGTGGCGGAAGTCACTGGCATCGATCCTGTGGCCGAATACCGCGGCACCTACCGCACAGAGGAAGAGGCTGCGGCGATCATCTCGGCGGCTGGGGGCATTGTTGCCCTCGTGGACCGCATGGCTGCGCGCGCGAGCATGAAGCGTACCGATGACCCACAAGATGGCGATATCGGCGTTGTCGTCGCTCCTGCCGGCGTTGCCGGCGAAATGAAAGAAATCGGCGCCATTCGGTTTGGGCCGATCTGGCTGGCTCTCGGGCCGGCCGGCGTGGTCGGCAAGAAAGCTGAATTCGTTGCTGCGTGGAGGCTTATGGTATGAGCCTCAAGAGACATTACGAAGATATGCCCTCTGAGGAGGTCTACCGGCGCGTCTGCGAAATTTATCTCTACAGCAGCACGTCATTAATGCCTGCGCCGCCGGCGTACGATCCAATTTTCACGCCGATTTTCACGGTTATTTTCGGTACGGCCGGCATCACGATCGGCACGTCGACCATCACGTTCGCCTCGATCGCGTCAGCAATCGCCGTCACGGCTCTGTCGATCGGCATTCAGGCGCTCATGGCGCCAAAGCCGCCGAAGCCAGAAGACGGCAAGGTTCCGAAGACGCAGAGTGTGCCGTACCGCACTTGGGCTGTCGGCCGCACCCGCATCGCCGGTGCTTATATGCTTTGGGAGGCGCGGGGAAAGTACCTCTATTCGGTGCAGGCGCTCGCTGGCCATCGCATTAAGGCAGTCAATCGCTACTGGCTTCATGATGATGAGGTCGAGATTGACGTCGATGGTGTCACCACCAATGACGACAATGGCCGCTACGGCAACAACGTCCGCATTCTGCACAAGGTCGGCAACGACCCGGAGACGCCATACACGCAGCTCGTGTCGGCACTTTCTGCCGATGGAATTTGGACCAACAATCACCGCGGCGACGGACAAGCGTCTGTCGCACTGATTGCGGAGAGCAGCGAGGCCAAGAACCAGCAGAAGCGCTTTCCATATGGGGCGCCATCTCTGTCGGTTGAGATCGATGGTGCCTATTGCTGGGATTTTCGAGATCCTGGCCAGAATCCAGACAATCCGGCAACATGGACGTGGACGCGCAACAGCGTGCTCATTCTCTGCTGGCACGAATGCTTCAACGAATTCGGCAACCGTCGCGATTATCACAAGGCCATTCTTCCGGTCCTAGATATGTGGGTCGAAGAGGCCAACATTTGCGACGAGGACGTTCCTCTCAACGGTGGCGGTTCTGAAAAGCGCTACGAGTGCAACGGCTTCGACACGACAGAGAATGGCCCCAAGGTCGGCACGAATTCCATTCTTGCGACCTGTGATGGGTGGATGTGCGAACGCGGCGACGGGGCGCTATTGCTTACCGTTGGCAAGTTCAGGGAGAGCCGAGTTGCGACGCTGAGTGACGCCGATATCATCGGCCACCAGATCGGCTACGATGTCCTCTTTGAAGATGAATGCAATCGTCTTGTTCCGAAGTTCACCTATCCGCAGACCGCTTATTCTACCTGCGATACGGACTATTTCGAGGACACGGCAGCTCAGCTCGAGGCCGGTCGCGTTCTGTCGCAAGAGGCCGATTACGGCTGGTGCCATCAGTGGCGCCAGGCTCGCCGGCTCGGCAAGCGTGATTGGCTTCGCATTCAGCAAAAGGTCAAGGGATCGATCGATGTCCGCATGTCTGGCATCAACGCGATCTATAGCCGCTGGGTGAGGCTTGATACGCCAATTAGGCTACCGCGACTGGATGGAAAGTTGGTCGAAAATCGTCGGTCGACCGTGGCGATTACGCGCGGCGGCTTTACGATGGAAATCAATCAGCATCCGGATACGATCGACGACTGGAACCCATCCGTTGACGAGGGCGCGCAGCCACCAGTTCCAGAGGCGCTGAGCTCCGACGAGATCGTTGCTCCGGTCATTAATCTGGTACAGGCAAAGCCGAACGGTGGCGCGGTTTATATCCGTGTCGTCATCATCGATCCGGCAGATGACAGCTTGACGCCTGTGGTGCGCTATCGCGTCCACGATACGGGCGGTGGCAATCCAGGCGCATGGGTGGAGCAGGAGTTTCCTGACGCGCCCCCGGCAGGCGGATATGTCGACCTGAACACCAACACGGTGCCTCAAGACACGTTGCTTGACGTAGAGGCGGCCTTCATTGGTTCGAATGATTCATATGGGCCGTGGTCGATAACTGCGCAATTGACGTCTACAGTTGATCCGGTGATGCCGATTGCACTGTCGTCGTTCAGCAACACTGATGCGGCCCCGCATCTCGGTCGCGCGACGCTTGGCTTTACGACCGGAAATGATGCTCATGTTCGCACGGTGCAGATATTCAGAGTTGCGACTGGTGCTTCATTTGACCCAGCCACTTCGCTGAGAATTGCCACGCTGGCCGTATCTCCAAACGGGACATACAGTTACGTCGATGGTGATGCGACGCGCACAAACCTGCTTACGGATGGCGATTTCGCCACCAGTCCAGGGCCGTGGACGCTGGGAACAGGATGGAGCATTGCAAGCGGTGTTGCGACACATGTGACGCCAACACAGTCGCAGATTACGCAGCCGGTGACACTGACGCCAAGTTCTGTTTATCGAGTGGCATTTGATGTGACAGGCTATACTGGTACCGGAACGGTCACGCCTCGTTTCCAAGGTGGCACGACAGTCAACGGTACAGGGCGCACGGCGAACGGTTCGTTCTCGGATGTTTTGACCGCAGGCGCGAGCAGCAACGTTTTCGGCTTCAACGGAAACGGCGGCTTCTCTGGCAATGTCGATAACGCGATTCTCTATCTGCAGACCGTGACGTCGGCGCCGCAAGGGACGTGGGATTATTACGCTTCGCCATTCAATGGCTCCGGCGTGATCGGCCCGTCGAGCGGCCCGGTAACTGTCCGCGTCATCTAACACCAACGAAAATTCAAATCATCGCCCTGGCTAGCGCCGGGGCGTTTTCTTTTGGGGAAATCATGTCTAGCGAAATTGTTGCAGCATTCAACGCTGCTTTTCCTGATGGACCATCTTCTAGCCCTACAACGCCAGATAAGTCCATGATTCGAGCTGCTGGCGTGGTTATTCAGAGCTCGGTAGATGCATCATCAGCAGGCATATTGCGTGCAGACAACCTTTCGCAGCTGAACGCTACACCAGGCACACATTTGAATCAGCCTGGACAGGTGTTCAATGACGGAGCCAATACGGGTGAGTATCGATGGAACGGTGCTGCTTGGGTACGTGTCGGCGATCTAATCAACGCGGCTGGAATCCAATCTGAACTTGATGAGCGCCCAACTAAGGAACTGGCAGGGAGCTGGGAGGGTTATTTCAACGATCGCCCTATTATTCTCGATCAGTATGGCATTTACGACGGCACTGCTCGCGTGTATATACCCAGACGTAAGTTCTTTGCTCGTAATGATGGTGCTCTGGACGCCAATACTGGTACAGCGGATACACTATTTCCAGGATATGAGGCGATTACCATTCCGCGCTATCGTCCAGGCGACAGCGCACCGCAGGAGATCACGTTCTATTATGATATGGATACTCCATCATCGCCGCTTGTACGGGTGGATTATCCATCTGTGCCGCCGCTCGATGCTGCGTGGGGAGCCATTCAACTTCTTACCATCTCCACCAACGGCTTCTATTCATCGCCCGTACGTGTGATCGAGATGAATAAATCGGATACCGGACAAATCTGGGCTGAGGGTGCCATCGTCCATGACGGCGAGAGCGTACTTATTCCGCGATTCTATCAGTATCACGATGGTGGCAATCTCGGGTTCGTTCAACCCACAACTGGCAAGTTTTTCGAGTTCGCTGCGACTGAAGACGCCGTCCAGGGCTATTGGTATGACAACGTTGCAGACAAGGCAGGCGGCACCGCGATCAAGCAGATCATTGGTGGCAGCGGCTTTCCGAACGCTGAAGGATATCGCAACTACTGCATCGCTCGCAAGGGTGGCATCGGTTCAAGCAATGTCATCTCATCGGAACACTTCCCGGTCGCTAACATCGTCAAGAACCAGTGGCGCGACGGCAAGTACCCAGACGAGGCGGCTCGCCTCCTGACTAACGACTACGTGACCGACGCACCAGCCGCCATGGTTGCCCTCGGCTTCACCCGTTGCGTCAAATCCACCGACACAGACATCTACTATGGCGGAGACATCGGTCAGCCGACGCGCGTCAAGACCAAAGTGTTCGCTCGCTTCTACCTGCACACGGCTGTCGCCGACAACTTCGGCACTGGCCCATATCTCGTCCACTTCTGGAAGGACGAGACGTTCCTCGGCAACGTCACCCTGTCGATGGAGAAGAAAATCAATTCCAACGTGGCGATCTTCAGTGGCAGCGCGGCTGTTGGCTTCGACGGCGCGAACCGTTTCTACGTCGGACCGGCAGGCATGACCGCAGGCACCCATGCAATCGCTGGCGGTCAGGTATGGTTCGGCGACACAGAATGGCCATGGATCTCCCGTGACGACTATGCACCGGACTATGGCAGTATGCGTCCGATTATCGGTAAGGACATCTGGGCGGTCTCTGGCCGTCCGCTGCCCTACTATCCGAAGAACACGGTCGGTCTGCGTGACGACTTTATCTTGCGCTCCGGCTTCTACACCCTGAAGGGCACGGACAAGTATCCGCACTTCGTCGAGGGTGACGAACAGTTCTTAATCAACCCGGATTTGTGCGGCACGACAGGCAAGGTGGTCTCTCGCCTCCTCGGGCCTGGAGCTGACAAGACGCAGCGACTCGAGTCGCCGGTCACCATCCATGTCGCGCCGGCTTCGAAGACTGCGGCCAAGAAGGTCTTGCTCATTGGTGACAGCTTGACCAACGCTGGCTTGGCTCGTCGAGTCGACGCGAAGCTGACAGCCATGGGCATCACCGCGACTTGGCTCGGTACGATCAACTCGACTGACACATACTTCTCGGAGAACGCTACCGACGGTCTTCCTGGCGAAGGTCGAGGCGGCCGTGAGTTCGGCGACCACACCCACGCGCTGACCGTCAAGATGACTGTGCCGACGAGCGTGGCGGCCTATAACGCGGCGAGCAAGGCCACCAAGGTCGGTCTTAACCCGTTTATCCGGCCGTCCACTGGCGGCGATGCGGCGAACCTGATCTTCAACGGCTACGTTTTCGACTTCTCTTACTACATCACGAACTATCTCGCCGGGGTCAATCCGGACATCGTGATTATCGGTTTGGGCACCAACGATCGTGTATTCGAAACCGATGCCGTGGCCGTACAAAACGCCCTCGACGGTATCCGAGTGATGATGACGCAGATCCGCGCTGCGCTTCCGAGTGCCATGATCGCTTGGTGGATTCCACCTGGGCCTGAGTCCAACACCCTCGACGGGACGGGAGCATGGGTTCGCCAGAACAAGGTCATTAGGGCAGTCTGCTCTTGGATCTTGACGAACGGCGACGCCAACATGCACATCGTCCCGGCTTGGGCGCACGTCTCTTCGGAAATTGGCTGGTGGCTCAATGCCACGCCGACGGTAGCGGACAACGTTGCTCGCGCGCAGATAGCCGATACTATCCATCCTGGACCTGATCCGTCGCCAATTCGTGAGCAATATGCAGAAACGCTGTTCGCTTACATAGCCAACGTTTCGTAGGCATAGAGGCAACCGAGATTGCAAATCAATCTCGGTTGCCTTTCTCATTCATAGGATCATCAAAAAATGAACCACGCGAAGTTCTTCGCGGCGGTCGCTTCGTCGTTGTTCGGCGGTCGACTGACGCAGCCGCAGGTCGATGGCATCAACGCGCTGCTGGCCGCCTCAGCAAGCCTGCCTGCGGCGCAAGTCGCATACGTGTTTGCCACGGCCTATCACGAGACCGCCAAGACCATGCAGCCGATCGCCGAGTATGGCCGCGGCAAGGGCAGGTCATACGGCAAGCCAGGTCGCAACGGTGGCCAGATCCCATATGGGCGCGGCTTTGTGCAGACGACGTGGGACGCCAATTACGAGCGCACCGATAAGGAGCTTGGGCTCGATGGCGCGCTCGTAAAGAATTACAACTTGCTCCTGACAGACACCAACATGGCGGCACAGGCCGCGGTGCGTGGCATGGTCGAGGGTTGGTATACCGGTCGCAAGCTCGCCAACTATTTCGGCGCGCGCAATGACCCGGTGAACGCTCGACGCATCATCAATGGCACAGACAAGGCGCAGATGATCGCTGGCTATTGGTCGTTGATCTATAAAGCTCTGCTAGACGCTGTGGATGACGCCGCATGAGCACGGCCCGAAGCACAAGCAGTCGCCGTTTTTCCAAGTGGCTTGTGGCCGTCAATGTCCTTCTGGCATGGGCGGCCATTTTCTTGGCCATTGTCTACCTGCAGGCCGCGGCAGTTGTTGCCAGCGGCTTCGCCTTCATCGGCCTTGTGGCGGGCGCCTACATGGGCATCGGCCATGCCGACTACCGGGCGTTCGTTCGCAACGCGCAGCCGGCGCCGGAAGTGGCCAACATTGCCGGTGGCGTTGTTGCCGGTGGCGGAGATTTCCCGCTCGTCGACACATCTTCTCAGGAGAAAACATGATCTCCATTATTGCGAAACTGCTTGGCGGCAGTGAGCTGGCGGCATGGGCTGTGATCTCCCTTCTGATGGTCGCGGCGTTCGGCGGCACGTACGCCCTGGCTGATCACCGTGGCTATGGACGTGCCGAGACTCACTATACCGCACAGATTGCCCAGATGAAGGCCGACGCCGCAACGGCTCGCGCCGACGAGATCGATCGCCAGAGCGCTGTGAATGATGCAGCAAAGGCCGCTGAAGCCAGGCGCATCGCTGAGATACAGGCCGCCAATCAATCCCTCCAAATCCAAATCGAGGAGCTACAGCGTGAAGCTGATCAAGATCCTGACGCTAACCGCTCTGCTCTCGGTGCTGACAGCGTGCGGCGCATTAACCAGATCCGATAAACTCGCCGTTCCGCCACCGCCACCGAAGCTTTCCGCTCCGGATAGCGCGCTGACGAAGGATTGCGATGCGCCCGTCGATATCGGCAGGGCGCCATTGAGCCAAAGCAAGACAGAGAAGTTCTGGATGAAAGATCGCCAGTCTCTCGTTGAATGCCGGCGCCGCCATGGTGCCTTGAGAGACTTCTACGCCGATCGTGACGGCAGGCTGGTTGGCAAGAAATGAGCGATACAGTCGTAAAATTGAAGGCCGAGAGTGGCGACTTTCTAGCGTCGCTTGCCGATGCGGCTCAGATTCTTCTTGAGGTCCGCGATGCTCTTCTCGGTTTCCTTGATTCCGGCGAAGAGCTCGTCCGCCTGGACAGTGATGCCTCTACCGCATCCGTCACAGGAGAACTTATCGTTAGACTTCAGCCAAGCGATGCTTTTCTTGGTCTTATGACCACAGTTAGGGCATGGCATCGCGATCTCTTTGCTCTCGAACATGCTTTCTCTCCGGTTGCGTTTTCGATTACAAACACAACTAATGAGTCCATGCAATGACCGGCGCCGAACTGATGGGCGTGGTGCTGTTCGGCATCACCGTATTCGGCACGATTTTTGGTGTGTTCAAGTTTCTTGACGGCAAGTTCGCAGCGCTGCGTGAAAAGGTCGATAATGTCGACAAAGGCCTTTCCGATCACAAGGTGCACTCGGCTGAGAATTTCGCCACCAAGGCAGGCATGCATGAGCAGACCAACCAAATCATGCGAGCGATCGAAACCGTCGGCAGTCGCCTCGATAGCGGGCTAGCCGGTCTCAGCGATCGCCTCGATCGTCTCTATGAAAACCCACCGCGCCGCACAACAACGGGTAGAGGGTAATGAAACACCAATTCGAAAATATAACACCTGTTAAAAACAGGGTTGATTATTAAGAATTGGAGAGTAAATGTACGGCCCATACAAACCCCTCAGAAAGCCTCCCGCGCGACGGTACAAAGCGGACTGAGTATATTGACCCCGGGGATGCCATTTATGGCGTCCCCGTATTCATTTTTGAGGGCGCATGGCCGATCAGGTTGTAAGGTCTCCCAGAATCAGAATTTTTGTGGATTTCTGGAACTTTTCCCTGTCTTTGCGGCGCGTCGATGAAAATCACAAGATTGATTGGAAGAAAGTTGCGCCAGTTCTAACGAACGAGGCTGCTGCGTTAGTTGGTGGCCCAGTCGCTTGCGCATATGAGGCGATGCATGTGTTCGGGTCGTATGATCCGGCCAAGCCCAACGATGTCAAATTCAAAAATTGGTACACTACTTGGCTTGATAAGCAGCCTGGCGTTCATGTTGAACTTCTTGAGCGGCAGAAGAAGCGAACTCACGCAAAATGCCCTCACTGTCAAGGCGAGCAGACCGCTTGTATACATTGCGGTTCCGACCCGCGAGGTACAGAAGAAAAGGGAGTCGACACTCGCATTGGAACGGAAATGATCAGTCTGGCTTGGTCAAACGGCTATGAAATAGCAGTCCTAGCTTCAGCTGATAGGGATTTTGTGCCGGTCGCCGACTTTCTTCAGACGAAGGGAATCAAGGTGATACATGCAGCTTTTCCGCCAAGCGGCAGTCAACTCTCACAGCGTTGCTGGGGAAATTTCGATGTCATAAAAATCATGAATCAGTTTGCGCTTCCGCCAGGGGGCTAGACGATTTTAATCAGCACATCAGCAAGCCGCCCAGCCCTAACCGGTTGGGCGGCTTTTTTCGTTTTCAGATATCAGTTTGATCGGCCCGAGCGAGGAAATGAAAGCCAGATAGGCATTCGTCAACTTATGCCGGAAAAAGCGGCGTACATGGATTTAATCCAATAGCTTCAAACCATCGGACGATCTTTCGAAAGTTTGGGTCATTATGTCGGAGACTATTATCAATCTCCCATCCCGCATGGACCATTTCGTGCTGTTACTTGTCATAGAGGTGTTAGATTTGCTAATCCACCTAAAGGACACTGTATTATCAATGATTTGGCAGTCATAGATATTATCAGCTGAGCTTTGAAGACGAACCCAGCCGTCGTCCAATTCAGTAATGAGAGGGGCGGACTTCAGGAAAAAATACGTCATTCCTCCTGCCTCACATATCTCAGATTTGGACCAGGAATTATTCTGAGCTGTGGCTGGTGAAAAAGTCAAACCGAGTATCATGACCGTCGTCATTAACCGCATAGAATCCTCCGCCCAAAAAGCTATTGGTAAAGTGGCTGCAATGAATGAGAGCATTAGTAAAACAATAAGCAATTTTTGAGAGAATGTCGAATTGCAATCCACTTCGGCCGATCGACGCTGGCCGAGAATTTTTCAATTTAGGGAAATTTCCTAAGCGCGCCCGTCTATGTCGCCATCCTCGTCCAATTCGCGCACCGGCAGATAGGCATTCGTTTCCAGCCATTCCTTGACGATGTGCCGGATCATGTCGTTTCGCGTCATGCCGAGTTCTCCTGCGATGGAAAGCAAGGCATCCTCTGTTTCCGCTTCAAGGCCGATCGGCGCGGCGTTCCGTATCAGCAGCGCCGCACGTCGCAGCATCACCTGCAGATCGGCGCGCGATGCGTCTCCTATGCGGTCGGCTACGTGCTCAAGCTGACCCGCCATATCCCCTGACATGCGTGCGTCTCCGTTTTTAAAGATGGCGCTACTCATCATGTCTCTCCTTCAGGTTTGGTCAAGGCTTGGCGTCCAGCCTCGCGTTATGCCCCGGCTCATCACGCCAGAGGCAAGCGAGAGCTGATGCCGCAGGTGCTGGATTCTGTGCACGAGATCCTCAATGGCGGCCCTTGCATCTCCGCTATGGGCGGCAAGGATTGCCTCGATTGGATCAAATTCCGGCTCTTCGGGTATTACGGCGGCTTCGGCACTCATCGGACACACATCTCCGTCCCGCCTGTCGGGCGGTTCTCATCATCAAGTTGTAGGTAAACTCAGGCCGGGGCGCAGCTCGCGTTTGTTCTCAAAATGTTCTCATTTTAGCGGAGAGTCAAGCCGAAGCGAAAAATTGACATTCAAGCGATCGAGAGTCCCACTGGCGAGGGCGCCTGCAGCGGCAGCGCCCTAAAATTCAAATGCAAACCGCTTCGCCAGGAGGCCTTCGATGAAAGAAGTTGCAACTGTTGGATTGGATATCGCCAAGCAGGTGTTTCAGGTGCATGGCTCAGACGCGCTAGGCAAGAGCCTGTTTAACAAGAAGCTTCGACGTGTAGAGGTGAAATCGTTTTTCGAGAAGCTTCCGCCTTGTGTTGTCGGCATAGAAGTCTGCTCAAGCGCCCATCATTGGGCACGGGAAATCGGCGCGTTGGGGCACGAGGTCAAATTGATCCCTGCGCAATATGTTAAGCCCTTTGTAAAGCGGGGCAAAACGGATGCCACTGACGCTGAGGCCATCAATACTGCCCTTATGCATGCCAGCATGCATTTTGTTCCAGTGAAGACGCGAGAGCAGCAAGCCGTGACTATTCGGATTAAGACCCGTGCACTCCTCGTTCGCCAGAGGACGAAAGCCATTAACGCGCTGCGTGCTCATTTGGCTGAGTTCGGCTTGGTCGTTCCGGAAGGCAACGCGAACTGGGACGCCTTGGCAGAGAAAATTGATGCCAAGGATGATGAGCAATTGCCGCCGAATGTGGTCTCTTCGCTTTCAATTATCAATGAGCAGATCAAAGCGCTTTCGGAGCAGATCGGAAAACTTGATAAGGAAATCGCGCTCCATGCTAAACAAGATGAAGACATATCCCGATTAACAACCATCCCTGGTGTCGGGCCACTTATCGCATCGACCATAAAGGCTTATGTTCCAAATGCCGGCCTATTTAAATCTGCCCGTCATTTTGCGGCCTGGCTCGGTCTAGCGCCAAAGACTCGTTCGACAGGAGGTGTGTCCCGCCTCGGCCGCATCTCGAAAATGGGCAATAAGGAGTTGCGATCATTGCTCGTATTGGGGGCAAGATCGGCTATTGCCTGGGCTCGCAAGCGTGAAAAAGGGCAGCCTTGGTTAAAGCGGTTGATCTCAAGGCGACCGTATAGGGTCGTTGCAGTCGCCTTTGCCAATAAGACTGCGAGAATAATTTGGGCGTTGTTGAAGAAGGGCGGCATCTACAAACAACGCGATGAGCCTTTGGCAGAACCTTCGATAGGATAACCAGACCTGAATGCCAGTTAGGTGCGGTACATGAACGATGGTTCTGGAGTGGTGAAAAATGAGTGGAACAGGTCGTGAATATTCTTCAGGCATTATAATGCCGAGTCCAGGTTTGGCCACTTCGCTCGCGTAACCAAATAGGTGCCAAAGCAGTTCATTCCTGCGCATAGGCCGATTTCCGGTATGCGTACCACGGTTTCAAAGGAACCAAGTTCATTACGCACCGCGGGACGTTCTTCGTTTCGACAAGGGACGTCCCGCACATCTGTTGATGAGGTAGCCTCGGGGCGCACTTCGCTGCGTATGGTGACTTGGTACTCGCGATTTTTTTGGGGAGGATATCATGGTTGCTATATCAACTGTTCTCGGCGCTGCAGGCGAACATTACGTGATGTGTCAATTACTTCGCCGTGGTCTCATCGCTGCACTGGCGCCCGTGGGTGTGCCCAACTGCGATATCGTGGTGACGGATGGTATCGGGGATCGTCTTTGCGCGGTTCAGGTGAAGACGCGGCTCGATAAAGGCTCTGACGGCGGATGGCATATGAGCAAGAAGCATGAGGCGATCATAGCGCCAAGATTATTTTATGCTTTCCTCGATTTCGGTAAGTCGCTCACTGACCCGCCCATGTGTTTTTTGGTGCCGAGCGCAACGGTAGCCGACGTTTTAAAAAGGGGTCATGCGGTCTGGTTGTCCAAACCCGGCAAGAATGGACAGCAGCACAAGGACAGCGATTTCCGGCGGTTTCTTCCAAACTATGATAAGGTTGGAGTTCCTATCGGATGCGGCGCCGGTTGGCTGGAACCCTACCGCGAAAAGTGGCACAGTTTGGTGGAACAGGTAACGGCATAGTGACCAATCAATGCGGTCAATCTTTTAAATTCCGTTTCGCGCAATAAGCGAAAAAGAGCCTGCCGCTTAGCAGGGGACGAATGACGGCAGGCCCAAAGCTCAGTTGCGTGCGTAAACAACTAGAGCTGCGGGTAGTGGGGTAGACCCGCGTGCGCAAAACGAAGATCGAGAAATTATGTTCCCGGTCGTATCGCCTCAGCAGCCTCCAATTTCGCGATCGCCCGCTCTGCGAGGTCAAGCTTTCCGCCTAAGTAGTGGGCGTCAAGGATTTGATGCACATCGAGCATGGAATGGCCGGTAATCGCCGCTATCTCGGCTACGGTGCAGCCGGCGAGAGCGAGCCGTGTCACCGCTGTGCCGCGCAAATCATGGAATGTCAGGCCATTGATATGCGCGCCATCACAGCACCTTCGCCAGGCGGTGCGAAACCCCTCCGCCGTCCAGGTGTCGCCACGCGTATTCACCAATATCGTTCCGTGGCGTCCACCGCGTTCACCTATCTCTGCCCTCAGCGTTGCGCCTACTGGAATGATCACGCGAACGCCGGTCTTGCTTTGCTGCATCTTCAGCACCTTGCCATCATAAGAGCTCCATTGTGCGCGCAGAAGATCGCCTTGGCGTTGGCCAGTCCATAGAGCCATCAACATAGCCAGACGCATATATGTAGGCGCCACAGCCGTGAACTTTGCTATGTCATCGACCGTCCAAATCCGATCGCGGCGATTGGCGTGATATAACCGGCCGCCTCGCTCGCAGACGTTTATGGCAATTCGGCCACGGTCTTTGGCAAACGATAGAACGCGGGCGAGGGTTGTCCAGGCGTAGTCGGCCGCGCGCGGCGTTTCAGCCATAGTGTCGCGCCAGTTTTTGAATTTGCCGCGCGTCTCCTTCTGCTCGATCTCCGACAACGAGAGGCGTCCGAATTTTTCGCGGACCATGTCGAGGTATATCAGATAGTCTTTGCTGGTTGCCTTGCTCAGCATTCGGAAATCGGATGAACTGCGGAACTCGCGGATTAACATTGATAGGTCGTTCGTCTTCGGATTACGCCGGCAATCGTGGGCAGCCGAAAAGGCAGCTGGAAGGGCGGGGTCGTCGGGTTGAAGCGGCTTTCCGTCCGCGTCCCTAAGAAGCGGGCCACCGCGCCAAGCGTAGCAGTAGGTCTGCAACGTGCCGTCCGAAAGCGTCCGCTGGACCTTGGCTAGGCCCTTAAAGTTAGTGCGGGTCATTTCTTTTTTGCCGCCTTGGCTGCCTTGCGCGCCGCAACCAAGGCCTCATATCGAGCTAAAAATCCTGTTTGACCGTCAATCGCACGTTCGACGGCGAGCTCGTGTGCGCGCTTGCGCGTGCCATAACGTACCGTCTTCGGGGCGGAGATCGGAAAATCACGCTGGGTATGCCGTTTGATGAAGCTTTCAATTTCCTCCGGAGCAAAGACCAGACGGCTGCGTTCTGTGCCGCGGTCGACCTTCACATGCGCGAGTTCGCCGTGTCGGACTAGATCTCGGATCGTTGCTATGGAGACGGCAAGGAGCTCCGCAACCTCTTTTATGGGGAGCAGCCGACGAATTGGCTGCTCTTTCATGCCTGCCATGAATGCAAGCTGTACATCTTCACTACGCCATCCGAGATCAGGGTTCAAAGGCGTCGTGAATCGGACGTAGTACAGGGCGGCTTGCTGGATTTTTTGGTCGTTCATGATTGGGACTCCGTGCGGCCGCTTCTTGATCTCTTCCACACGCCCAAATTCTCTTTTCCATCAGGCGCGGCCGCAGAAAAGCCGGCCGTTATGCCAAAATACCCATCATAGAATTTCTTGACTAGCGGAACAGGTCGACCGTCGTGGAGCGGATCGATGCGAGGGAAGCCCTTCCGCTCTAGTGCTGGAATGACGGTCTTTATCCACATGGAGGCGCGCTCTTTTCCAACGATGGCTAGCGCTAGCTGTTGGTCTGTGGCGAACAGAGGAAGCTCCGAAAGCAGATCGGTCATTACTTACCCCATTTTACGTGATGCCGTGAAAGCAGTAGCGGGTCTTTCCACCAGTCCAACCTGCGCCAAGCATCAGGGACGGGTAATGTATTGATTGCCTCTATCAGCGGTGCCTGCGCCACGTTGGTATAGTGGCGGCTCATATCGTTGGCCGCGTGGCCAAGGATCTGGTCTTTGATGTGGGGATGGACGCCGTTCACGACGAGTTGCGTGCTAACAGAGTGGCGGGCGGTGTACGGACTGACGTCGGTGATTTGCAAACCTGCTTTCGCAAGACGTTTACGGGTGCCGACAATGCCGTTGCTCAATTGACCACCGCCTTCGGCCGAGATCACATAGGGAAGTCCCCTAAAGGTCCTGAACACTTGCCGAGATTTATCACGCCGCTTCAACAACGATTCAAACAGGGGCACCAGGAAGTCATGCATGGGCACACCGCGTGGTTCCCCTGTCTTTGAATTGCCGATAACAATCCACCGCCGGTCCACATCTATGTCCGCGGACTCGAGCGTGAATAGCTCGATCGGCCGCATGCCAGTATAGAACAGTGCGGTCATCACCATTGCTGGAGCGGGGGACATGGCGGCCACAAACTGTGCTGCACGATCATAGGGTGCAGGCCGCGTGCCACTCCGAGTCTCACCTCGGTGACGTACCGTTCCCTTACGCTTGCGTGGTCGTGACCATTGCCGAACATCAGCCCAATCGTTCTTCACCGCATGGTTCCATACTGCGATGAACGGGGTGTAACATTGGCGATTTCGCGTTTCTGGCGACGCGTTTGGCAGAAGCTTCAATGAAGCTGCATCGAGATCGTTCTGGCGGAGTTTTCGAAGAGGCTTGGTGCCGAAGTGTTTGCAGATCGCCGACAAGAACCTCAGCGATCCGCCACCCTTCAGATATGATTCCGCCGCCTGCTCAAATGTGGCGTTGACCTTCCTTCCGAATATGCTCTCGTCGAGCACCTCTTTGCTTCGAATGGTGAGGATGACTTCGGCGACGTCCCGGTCAGCGATTCCAGTGCTTTCGTAGACATAAATGCTACGGATCGTTCCACGGAGCCACCAGTTGGGAGAGTCTTTTCTTCTGACGAGTTTGAGCACCACATGCACCTCCAGCAAGAAAACAAACAATCGCCGCCGGCACGAATGCCGACTGCAGTAACGTTGTCTCCTCGATGTGGTGGCGTGCGGATTGGTGGGCCGCGTTTAGAAGGTATTGTCTGGCAACGGAGCGGTCAAGATGCCGCGATCACGAGGCGAAGTTGCAACGATTGGCAAACGTTTCCAGTCGGAACGTTTGGTTGACGCCCCTCCATCGGCAGCCGACATAGGTATTTCTCGCAAAGACATTCACAACGCCAGACATGTGCGCTCGGAATGGATCGCGGCTAGCTTCGCGATGTCTATTTGCCTTGTATCGGCCGACGCTTCGCTCTCGGGGTGTGTCCTAAACCACTCCGATGCCTCTCGTACCCGATCGCCATGCGGCGATGGATATGAGCCGAGCCGCAACACCCATTCGCGTACGGTCTCTCGCTCCATCCGACCTTTTTCGTACCGGTCGCGGACGGTTTTGACTGACGCTAAAAGGTCATTGATTTTCGTGGCCGTGTTATCCGTCATCCGCCGCTCCCTGGGCCGCCGTCGCCTTCTAAGAATTCTGGATATTGGATTGTCTGGGAGTCATCAGTGTCTATCGGTGAGCTCGCAGACGAAGCAATACGCACGCCCGGACCGCCAGAGCCTGAGTAGGTGCCGTCAAGAAAGACGACGCCGGCGGCTTCTAGGGCTCGCTCCACGTCTCGAAGGGTGCGCTCGTATGGAGTTGTCTTCTCTGCCTCAAAGTTTGCCAGCGTTGCGCGGCCTACGCCCGCCGCCTCGCAAAGTTCAGCTTGTGACCATCCTATAATCCCGCGAGCCGCGCGACATTGAGAAGGTGTGATCATTTTATATCATCCAATGCAAAATGTATTGACTTTGTTGAAAGTCGATGTATTTTGTATCGTGTTGTAACAAATGATCCACCCGGACGCAACAAGGAGGCCGCCATGACAATCCATCAGCCCATCGCTCATTCCAATAGACGCGCATTGCCACGCTCGCTGATCGCAAGACGACCCAATCAGAATGCTCAGGAATTCCAGTTTGCGATTGGTGATTTCGTCTGTTTGACCGCGACCGGCGAGCCCGCGCTGGTCGTTAGCAGAACGCAGACGGCTGATTGTGAGGATGAATACACCATCGATTTTGGCGGCGGCGACGCAGCACCTGCAGATGTCTTTGAGTCGGAAATCGAGGCAATCAAGCCGGAATTCAAGCACGCGAACGCGCCTATGCGGCAGCGGCGCATCTTTGATTTTCGGTGGAAGTTCCAAATCGGCCAGCGCATCGATTACCACGGGGCGCCTGGCGTGATCTTGTCCAGGCACTCAACCGCCAAAGGTTGCCAGTTTTATAACATCTGGATCGACGTCGCCGACGAAAATCTACCGTTCAGATGGGTATTCGCAGACGCTCTGACGGCTCGCAGTTTCGATTGCTCGACTGCAGATGCTCTCGAGCTTGCTTAAGGATTCAGACCCTGCCGGCCATCACGCGGCAGGCGAGTCGGTGCGCCCCAACCGTACCGGCGGCCGTTGGTGCTTCTCTCTGGGCGCCGACGGCTCCCTATTACCATCGCCACCACAAGCCTGCCCGTCGGCCTCACCAGCCGGCGGGTTTTTTTGCTTGGTTTCCGATTGGAATTAAAACTTAAACCGAATTGCGGTCATCTCAAGATGTTTACTTCGGCGGACCTTTTTCAAGTCGCCCTAGAAAGAAGCCATCGACACTTGACAACCGACCGCGCCATGTCGCGCCGACATCACTCGGGATGCTGTTGCCGGCGCTATCAAAGAATCTTGCATCACTGAGATGAAGATAGGCGGCCGGTGGAAGCGGAGTTCCATCTCTGTTCTCAGCAAGATATTGTCGGCCAAATCCTATATAGTGCTGGCGAACGTTTGTCGCTAACTCGCCAGTGAATAAGCTTGAATACTGGTTTGCAAACGATTCGAAGTATTCTGCTCCGCCGATCAAAGTGCCCGAAATAAGTGTACCTCCGACACTGATTGTAATATTGAACTTCCCCCCAGCATCATTGGCCACTTGCACCAACATTTCAAGCAACCAGTCATGCTCAGGATCGTCTTCGGATGTATTCCTATTTTCGGATGTGCTTACTTCACTCACGTCAGCCTCAATTCAGTTTGTCGACAAGAAGTGGAGCGGTTGGATTGATGGCGGGGTTTTGGCGATGTTCTGGGTCTACTTCAAAAGAGCCAAGAAACACGAAATTCTCGCGGGCTTCGTGGTCAACCTCCAAAACGGAATATACAATTTCCCTTTCACTAGGAACAGCTTCGGCCTGAGTTATTCGGACGCCCATTCGATACTTTCGCTCGCTAGCTATGTGGAGAATATTATGTAGAGCCGGGGAAATTGCCGCCGGAACCGCAACATGCGTCACAGGATGGCTTTCAGTATAAGCCTTTAATATATCGGTGACTTTTCGGAGTTTCCATTTGCGATTTTCCTCGAACAACTGCACCTTATATGTTGACGGTATCCCATCCAAAAAAAGGTCCACCGTCTGCTTCGGGGCATTGGCAAAAATCGCGGCGATCTCGCTTGCGGATATTTTGCTCCATACCTCAGCCGCAGATAGTTCTAGCGCGGTCGACGTAACTAGATCATTCGCTGCACCGCCATCGAGTATGGTCTCGTGCAAAAACTCGCTCAGTGCTTGGATAAATACTTTGAAGCCATTGGGATGCCCCAAGCTCGCAGCTAGGGATCTCGTGGTTGATGGCCGCGATGTCCAAGTTACTAATCTCATCGCATCATCCTATAGTGAAATGGTTACCGAGGTCGTTCACTCAACACCAAGATAGTGGATGTCCATGGTAATTCCAAATTTCTCCCAAACTCGCGCCGCCGCTTCCAGGTGTTCCCGCTTCTGTGGTCGATTTTTACTGCCGTATCGACCGGATTTATTAGATATTATCCATCCGTTAGTGCCAAACGATTCGTCATACACAATCTCACCCCCGATGCGTGCGCGACGTTCGCCCGCTATAAGGGAGGGATGACCCAATCTTAAAAATTCTATTGCGGGATCAAATGGTATCGAGCGAGAAATTGGATGGTGGTATCGCTGTCCTAGTTCGTCGGTGTATGTCACCTCCTCAAGCGCAAACCATATTTCCCCATTCTCATCTAACAACCACAGGACGATGCAGCATTCGTGGGTCAGGCGCGTCAGCCCGAGGCCCTCAGTTGCAGTGGCAAAGAGGTCTTTTATGAGCTTGGCGCTTTGCGCGTCGAGACAAGCAAGCGTTCGAGGCGAGAACGTTTCTTCGCCTGGCCCCACGTAAGGTGGTGGCGTGGCTGGACCGAAAAGTGTGTCTAGTTCAGTTAGGCTCATAGAAATACCATTGGCATACACATTTGGTAGATCACAGAGTTGATAAATCTACAACCTTTGTGAGAGTGTCAAGAACGCCAATGACGCCAACGACGTGATGTGCATCCATACTTTTCTTGAATTTGCTCGCACTCATGGCAATGCCATTCTTTGGTTGGCAGAGCAACTCAATCGCGAAGGCCGCTTCATTACGTGCCTGGGTGAGGTCAATTGCAAACCGATTCCAGCCACTTCCACCCCGCAAACTTATCGCCCACCTCGCGTAGATGCGAATAGCGTTGCAGCGAATTCCATGAGCGGTGACCACTAACACTGGCGGCGAGAGGGATGGTGCGGCCCATCTCAAAAAGGCGCGACACGCCTTCATGACGAAGATCGTGGAAATGCAGATCGTCGATCTCAAGTAGCTTGCACGCTCGTGTGAACGCGGCACTGATCGCGTTTGTACCGTAAGGGAATATCCTGTCACCTTTCCGAGGCATAGATTCGATTACTCTCAAAGCTTCTGGTGGAAGTTCGACCCAGACATCATTGCCCTGCTTCTGTCCAGGATGCTTCATGTCGCGCACCAGTATTCGGCTGTGCGACTTGTCCAGATCGATCGATTCTATCCGTGTGATCTCCTCCTGCCGCCGCGTCGAGAAGATGGCGAAGGCGATGATCTTATGCATCGGTGCAGACCGCGGCGCACGCTTTTGCCGATCTATGAAGTGCTCCATGAGCTTGTCGAGCTCTGGCAGGGTAGGGCGCCTGTCCCGTTCAGCCGATTTCGATATCGTGCCTAGTTTGCCAAGAACTATTTGAGCATCCTTCATCGCTGCTTGATCCAGTTGCATAGCCCAAGCTGGTCGCGCAACGCGAAAGACTGCAGCAAGATGAGAAATGTAATTGCCGACGGTCTGTGGCTTCCTGTCGCCGGCCAGTAGCTCCCTGGCGAAGGCCACGATGTGCTCACTGCGAATGGCAGCACAATCCATCTGAGCAATCGCGTAATCCTTGATCGATTTTAGGCACTGGGCTTTCGTGCGGCCGATCAACTTCTCACTCTCTTTAATATACATATCGATGGCATCAGCCAGTGTACTAGAGGGTGCCTGCGCCCGCTCCAGAGCGCCCGGCTTATCCAGTTCGGCTTCACGGAAGCGAATCCACGCTTCCGCTTCGCGACGACGGTCGAACGTCTTGGCTTCGCGCAACACAATCGCGCCGCCTTTCTTTCGAAGTATCTGCGCGGTATAACCGACTGATCCGTCCTTGCGCTTACGAGCGTTTATAGTGCCCAT